TATTTTCCATCACCATCTTCTACTAGATTATGCGGTGGGTAGGCATTATAAAGATAACCACCTACTTGATTCTTCATCTTTAGCATATCTCTAAAGAGTTGCTCATGTCCCACAGTCCAAGAACAGAACTTGGAAAAGAAGGGATCATCGCTCACCGTCATGTATGCATTCATATCATTTCTCCTTATAGCAAGTTGATATAACGTGACCCATTATTGGCATCACACATATATTATAATACACAAAGTAGCTTTTGTCAAGAACTTTCTTGATGTTCTAAAACTCCTCTACCTTTTTTTGCAATTTTACCCACTCTTCATAATCCTGCTGTGGCATGTAGTATGCAAGAACAGTTAGAATTGCCTTGAGTAACTCGTAGTCTGGCTTAAGAACGTCATTTGAACAATCAATCTTATCAAACCGATTATGCACATGATAAGCATCTTTTAGTTCGTCAATGATAACTTGGTCACAATCTTCAACTCTTAGTGTAATCGTTTTCATTATCGCCTCACCAGCCCGGAGCAGAGTAGTCTCTGTCCTTCTTATACGATGCAAAACCATCTAAGCCATGTGTTGGGCAAACCATAATCTTCTCAGGCAAACCCATGCTGTCCTTCTCGCCCGCTTCTCCACAGATAAAGAACGCACCAGACCTTTCAGCCATTGCATGTTTGATAATAGTCTCGTACTTCTCAACCTTCTTGCGAAGGAGCAGTACTTCTTCATAATAATCTTCAACCATTGCTATACCCCGCAAGAACCACCATGTCCCGTGATGTCGCAGATGTCATGTGTCTCTAGTCCTTCTTCAAACTCTTCGCCAAGCTTTTCTACAGCCTCAGAATACGGCACCGAAGAAAGAGGCTGTCCTCCTCTACAGCCGTCAGGGTACACCGTGAACCCTCGCAACCTGTGAGCATAAGAAGCAAGAGTATCAGTAAACTCATCAACAGTATCTTCATTGTTAAGTTTACTCCCCCACTTGGGCAGATTAATTGTACTACTAATAGACATATCAACATAGTCCTGTACATCTGCTTGAAACTTCATACGTCTTTTATAGTCTTCTGCAAGATCAAGAGCAGACTCAATCTTTTCTGGGTCTACACCATACAGATCAATGATCTCTTGTGCTGCGCTGTCCACCACATACTGATAGTGCCAACGGTTGCCACCTTTTAGATACCTACGCTTATAGGCAACTGCAAAGATAGGCTCAACACCTGTGGAGGTGCCAGCCAAAATACCTATTGAGCCGGTAGGAGCAATGGCACGATTTGCGACAGGGCGACTACACCCAAGAGTACTACTAAAGTCGGCGCTAACGTGGTCACTAACTCCTTTATAGACTGCCAACCACTTGTGAAGTCGTTCGGTAACTTCATACTTCTGTCCTCCTTTAATCAACCATTCATGCATACCCATAAGACCAAGACCAAGCCTACGATTCTTTTCTCTTGTCTTGTAAACTTTGTCATAGGGTAGCTTGGCCCTGAGTGTTCCGCACAGAAGGAACTTGGTGCCAAGCTCGACTACATCTGCAAACTCTTTCAGATCGTCAATGCGCCCCATATTAATAGAACCAAGATTACAAACATCAGAATCATCTTCAGATGTAACCTCCGTGCAAGCGTTACGCAGCGTCTCATTTTCCTTCTCAAAGAAATTGAACGAGAACCCCGGCTCGGCGGTAGATAAGGCTTGTCTAACATTCTGCTTAAAAGTATCCCCAACATCTCCTGTCTTCCAGTAGTTAAGTAACCATTCAGTATCGTAGTTCACGCTGATGTTTGTCATGTCCAGCGGAGCATTGAAGTTAAAGTCCTGCTCTTTAATTTGACCAACAGTGAAGCCTGTCTCTCCTACGGGCATGTCATACCAGTTCTTACTGGCAAGAAACTTATCAATGTCGGGATGTTTCCAGTTAAGGCTGGCATAGATAGCAGACCTACGGCTACCGCCCTGCATAACACGACGACCAATCTCATTGATCATCTGCATCTTTGGAATAGGGCCGGAGGCAAGACCACCAGTGCCGTTAAGTATACGTCCCTCTTCACGATACACAGAGTAGTCGATACCAATACCACCGCCTGTCATCAGGCAGGATTCAGACTTCCAAGAGATGTTAGCCCAATCTTCTCTAGTATCTTCCTCTGCACGTAGTAGATAACAGTTATTAAAAAACTTGTTATCACGTCCAGCATAATAAAGATAACGACCACCGGGAATAAACTTCAGGTCGGTGATCATACGTTTCAGTTCGTCTTTGTCATCTTTCGGTAGGTAGTCCTGACATACATCATCTACCAGTGTGGATGCTAGCGCATCCCATGTCTCACACCCATGGTGAGCATATTTGTGTTTGAATATGTCTTCGCTAAACTTAGAGCGAAACATAGGGTTTTCATTAGATCGAAATTGTGGCATAGCTTTGTTCCCTTTCTACTTATCGTATTCCATTTCCAATATGAGTTGGGCATAGTGGATTGCTTTCTCAATATCCTTTCTTCCCTCCCCCTTAGTGCGATGTCGAGTAATGTATTTTATCACATTGCCCTCCAGATAGTCAAGCCCATTGGCGTGAATATATTCAACTGGTTGTATCTTGCATCCCTTGTAGTGTTGTCCTCCCACCTGTTGTTCTAATGCTCTTTCTTCTTTCATGCGCCTAAGATAATAATCATAGTTGCGTTCCTCTTTTGGGTAGTTTGCTTCGTCATAGGAACGAGTTAAGCTTTCGTCTGATTTCATTTACATTCTCCGAGGTTGCAGCTTTGATTGCAAAGTTTCTAACGGTGTCTGGTTCTAGTCCGGCCATGTGACAGGTGCTTTCAAAGTTCTCGCAGGTAACACCAACTGAAGCAAACACCCATGCTGATGCTTGATCTCTCTGAAGAGCAGTCTCGTTAGTTTCGTTAGGTTCTTTTGGCTTACTCATATCTAGCAAAGCCTGAAGTATAATAGCTAGATTAAGAGTTCTGTCTGGGTCTTTTTGAGTTAGGTCATAAAGACTATCGAAGTCAAGGATGTCACTCATCGTCAACCTCCTGAACGGGGCG